GCCCTTTCTAACGACCTTACGGTCGCCTCCCTCTAATTGTGAAGTGAGAGAGTCCCCTAGTTAATCAACTAGGAAAAAGTTACCGTCATTTGCTCCAACGGTCAGCGGTATATCGCTGAACCCTAACGACCCTTTCCTTTGTTGGGAAAGACGAAGCATAGGAGGCACCCCAGAGAGCGTGCAGAAGACCGCCCTCCACGGACGCTGAGGCCATTTTTCTGGTCTCAACAACCTCTTTCAGCTCGTATGACTGGTAGCGTCTGTTCCAGGTGGGACAAGCTTCATCCCACTCAGACCTTAGCACCGTGTCACCCCTACTGGCAGGACCCCAGGTATACTTGGGAACCTTACTGCGAAGGTACTCGGACGTATCACTACGTCCAAACGCAGCCACGAGCTTATTATACGCCCTGATGTAACTAGGGACGCAGGAAATTTGCTCGCGGAAGTAGGGCGGGGTCACCTCGATGCCGGCATAGTAGTGTCCGCCACACGATTCCCTAAAGGGACCCGATGTGAAAGTCTTGCTAGGGTTCACCTCCATATGAAGATCCGTGAGGACCTCCATTAAAAGGCTAGCCGCGTCAGTAGTGACAATTATATCATCACCATAAACAGCTGCATCATGGCTGGGATCACAGGAGCACGCCAAAGCCCAAAACATCGCTGTTTCAAGCTCGAACGTAAACCCATTACCCATACTGCTAACTTTCGCGTATTCGACCTGCTCACCATTGACCGACCCAAAGGGCGATCTAAGGCTGAGAATTAATTCAAACAGATCGGGCGGCAGCAGCAGATCGCATAGTCCGAGGCTAATAGTATCACTAGCAGCCTTAAGATCGATAGTGGCAAAGAGTCCCGTAAGGGACCCCGCCATTGCGAGCTTTCGATTACGTGTCTGAGCGGTAGGAAGAAGAATCCCTACTCTCTGGAGACGGCGGCGGATTGCTCCACCTAGACCCAACTGAAAAAACGAATTCCAGTCAGGTTCGATTGCAATCAATCTGTCGGTTTTTGCGTTTTTCGGAACGGTAACAATCTTATTGCCCGATACGACCGAGGTAGAATACTTCCTACCCGACCAGCCCTGAAAAGCGTCAAGCCAGGGCAGGCAATTCGATGTAATGTGGGAGGCAAGTACCCACTTGTTTTGTGGAGATGCTTCCGACCGACGCAACTGTGTAGTTGCGCCAGGGCCCCAATGGGCACGCTGCATGACCTCATCCGGGGAAATCCCCGAAAGGAGCCACTTAAGTTTCGCCCGCGCCCGCCTGACGACCTTAGAGGTCTGACAGTAAGGGTTTGGGAAATAACCCAGGCGAAGATTTGCCTGTTCGCAACGTTGTTCTGCGAGGGTAAACCCATCAAGGGCTACCTGCGCACGATCGACCCCTTCGATTGAGAAGGGGAACTTCGATAAACACTCCGCTCTCCAGTATTCCTTGCGGAAATCGTGAAGAGAGGGTGAGCTTACCGGATGCGATCTACTAACGAGGCTCTTTGACACTCTATCAACCAGAAGTGAAGACATCATCTCCTGATCATCAAGCGAGTCAGCTACCTCAAAGTGAACCAATGCAGTTGCATCGGACCTCACCCAAGAACGTGATGGCATGGTTGCCAAGTTCGTTTCCTTTCCGGTTAACCGGATAATGGTGGTGATTTAGCGAAAGGTCAGACCGACGGTTTCACGAGGTTGACGAGCAGGGCCTCAAAGGCCGCTGTCGCTGTCAACGATTCGATCCGCGCCTCAAAATCCGTCCGTTCCGCCGTCGTGCCGGTGTTCGGAAGATCGAATGTCCAAGTAAATCTGGACGTCCGAAGAACCGTACCCGCACACGAACAGTCCGAGTCGTCCGCAGCCACAATGGGGACTGAAAGACGGGCCGTTACACGTTGCACGTTTGTCGCCGATGACATACCAAAGGTAAGCACCGAAAACGCGGTGGGAGTCCCACCAGAGCGCTCCGTGTAAACAGACACGCCGTTCTGGTCGTATCCATCGAAGTTGTACGTCTTGCCATTTAGGACTAAGCTCATTTTAATGAGTCCATATTCTACATCGGTGGCGCTAGAACAGGCGTTTCATAGCCTGAGCCAGCAGGGATAACCCTTGACTCGCATGATTGAGATTCAAGGGCTGTTTAATCGGGATCCTAGCAGATAAACTGCTCGGGCCGACCAATGTACGCGTGAAGCTAAACGGTTTCTGAGATAACGAAGTCTCAAAACCCGATAGACCAATTGCGTAGCCGGGCCAATCGCCAATAGGAGCATGGCGAGATG